GGATAGACAGTCCAGCATAATTACCGTTATATGAACGAACCAAATTTGATATGGTAGTAACTTACCCGCCGGAGAATCTGATTCATACCCAGCAGAGTCATACCATATTGAAACACACTACCTCACTTTGATATTTGGAGCGGAGCCTCCCCGCCTGAAGTGTGTTTTAATATGGTGTATCTGGCGTATGGTTGCAATACGCTTCACCGGGTGAGACCGGTCGAGTTACTCATAAGCACCTATCTCGAGTTCAATGCTTACCCCTACCTCTAGCATCACTTGCTATGCTTCAGATATTACCATATTGAAACACACTCACTTTAATGTCGCCGCACCTGTCGGAACGGTCACTGATCTAATATGTTTCAATATAGTATGTAATGTTGACTACCTTGGTGGCCCACAGTCACGTTTGTCCACCCGCTTCTAGGTCGCATACTTGTTTAACATTTTTCTTATGTCACCCACTAACCGCGATATTAGCAAGATTAAAAAGAACAATATTATATTTTTTGCCATTACTTACCATATTGAAACACATTAAGGTGAAATAAACTTACTAATAAATTCTCGAACTTACTAATAGAGGTTTTGGCTTACCAATACCGACCTGTTAAGGTTTAAATGTGCTTCAATATGGTACACCGTAGGAGAGTTGAACTCCTCTTACAAGGTTGAAAACCTTGGGTCCTAACCGATAGACGAACGGTGTATTGTTACTACTTAATTTTTAAAGAACTTTACAACAGAACAACTATTATACACGAACCAAAAAATACCACAAGAACTATTTTTGATACTGTTGTTTTGGTACAACACATACTGGAGGTGGTGATAGGAATCGAACCTACTTGGACCAGTTTTGCAGACTGTCACCTCACCATTCGGTCACACCACCATTGGCGGAAGATATAGGAATCGAACCTATCAGCCCATTTCTGAACGGAAGTTTAGCAAACTTCGGTCGCACCTTGCAACACATCTTCCAATAAACCATATTGAAGCACACTAATGAACCTTAGTCTAAGGCTGTCGGAACATTTAATCATACTCTTAGCATAGGCATATTATATTGACTAGATATAATATGTAACACCACCGCAGTATGCTTCAATATGGCGGAAGGCAGAGGAGTCGAACCCCATCCGCTTTTAGGCAGAACCTGGTTTTCAAGGCCAGTCGCAGGACCATCCCCGCTGCATTACCTTCCATTGGTAGAGATAATAGGATTTGAACCTATGCTAACGCAGTCAAAGTGCGTGGTGCTACCGTTACACTATATCTCAATAGTTACTACTTAAATTTTTAGAGAGCGTTACTAGACTGAAATTTTAGTGTCTAGTAATTTGAAACTGGAAAACAAAAAACCCTAGTTGTTTAGACTAGGGTTCGTGTGTGAAAGGAAATTACTTTTGTTCTATACACGAACCCCTGAGGCATGGTCAAAGCCAATCGCTGGCCAATTGCTCGGTGTGCGATACTCTGACTGCATGGATAAAGGTTTCGTTACAAACAACATTTTATTTCTTTCTTAATTAATTTATTCAATACTGTGTATGATATAGTATATATGCTCAATTGTCAACAACTTTGTAATTATTTACCAAATACTGTTGCTTTTTAGCAACATTTATTTCCAACCTAATGGTTTCATTTCTATCGGACTATCAGGATCACACATATCATCAAATATATTCCATAATTTTTCTTTTACTGCAAACTTTGTAAATAGTCCTGCTTGCATACCATAGGCTTCTATTTCCCATGGTTGAACCCAATAATCAGGTTCTAAAACTTTACTGCCTTTCCATCTGGTCAGATTTAAATTAACATCACCATAAATGTATTGCTTAATATGCACCATTTCATGACTGAGTGTTTTTAATATTTCTGCTGCGCCGATACCAGGATGTAATTCAATTTCAAACTGTCTTGGTTTATTACTTCTACTGAACTCTATCACAGAGGCATATCCATGAGCTTCAATCTTAGAACTAAATTTAATTCTCAAAAAGATGTTTTCTAACATCTTAGGTTTAATCAATTCGGAAGCGTAAAATAAGGCAGCCCTTTTTACAAACGGGCGGAAATGTTTTTTATCGGGACAACCGACTATACTTAACTGCATTAGGTCTCTCCTTAATAAGTTGACCCAATAAGCACATTTCGAATTAAATTATATCACACTTACCAATATTTATCAAGCACCTAGATTTCACCAGGTGAAATTCTCTTGATTTTTACATGGCACCGTTCTAGGAACTGTATTCCATCAACATTCTTATAATAATCTTTAAAATATACCGTTTTGATGCCGGCGGTATAAATTTGTTTAGCGCAGTCTAGGCATGGAGCGTGGGTCAGGAACATCGTGGAACCATCTCCAGATTCATTGCCTTTGGCCAGTTTAGCGATGGCATTAGCCTCTGCGTGAATGACCTCTGGTTTGGTTTTGGTGACGATTCCACCATCTTCATGAACTTCTACCACTTCTTCACATTCATTGGTCCAACCAGCAGGCATACCATTATAACCGATGGAGATTACTCTATCTTCTTTTACGACAATCGCACCAACCTGTAATCTTTTGGCTGAAGATTGTTTGGCGATAATGCCAGCAATCTCCATATACATTGGAATAAATTTTACTTTCACTTTACCAAACCTTTCAAGAACTTCTTAGCAAAGAATGTCTGTTGACGGATTGCTGCGTCATAAACAGCAATCTGGTCCATAACCATATCTTTAAAACCAGCTTCATAACGATTCTGTCTAATCTGAATCGTGGACTCTTTTTCAGATGGGTCAATAGTAACAACTGTCATACCACCTTTCTTGGCGATATGTTGAATTGCTCTATTTTCAGAAAGGCAATGCATGAATACATTTTCTGCACCTGCCATTCTAGCCCAAGTAATTCCACGATTAAATAATTCTTGCCCCAGTTTCTGGTTACGGTACTGAGGCGAAACCGTGCAACCCATTTCGGCGGTGTTCGTTTCTCTATTCATAGCCACATGACAAGTAGCAATAATTTTTTTGCCATCAAATCGGTCAAAAGAATCAATTTCTACAACAAACCACATATTGACATATCCATAATTTTGTAGTGAATCGTCAATATATTTTTTGACTGCATCATTTGGTGCTTCATAACCAAATCTCAAACGTCTATCATTTTCCACAATATCAAGCATAAAGTGGTCAATGAGTTTATCTTTGTCGAAAGGAGTTAACTTTCTTGGTATCATTCAGTAACGTAATCTTCTTTACTTACACCACATTCAGGACACTCAAAATTGTCTGGTAAATCTTCCCATTTACCTTCAGTCTTTTCATCGTGGACATGACCACATACAATACAAACGTGTCTTTGTTCCATTATAGGTTCTCCAATACTTTTTTATAGGCATTTGCATGGCGTTCTTCAACACCTTTTAATGCTTTGAATCGTTTTTCGGCTTTTCGTAACACTTGAATAAATTGTTCAGCATGTTCTTTTGATTCTTCTGCCTGTAAACGAGCTTCAGCAGCTGCTTCATTGTTGCCTTCAAAGATTGCTTCTTTTTCAAAATCAGGATACATTGTGGTAAATTCATATGTTTCACCTTCAATGGCTTTTTCTAAACATTCTTTAGTGGAAGGTTTACCAATTAAAAGTTCAAGATGTCCCCATGCATGGAGAATCTCTTGTTCTGCTGTATGTTCAAAGTGTTTTGCAACATCTTCAAATCCTTCTTCACGAGCAATCTTAGCGAAATAACGATACTTGATGTGAGCCATGGATTCGCCAGCCAATGCACCCTCAAGATTTTTAATTGTAATACTCATACATCCTCCAAAAGTTAATCATAGTAGTATCTATTATGAAAAACTGTAAAAACTCATTATTTAAATTATGATATATTTTGATTTGAGTTATCAATAAAATTGATTACCAACTTCCGTCATCAATCCATACTCTAATGGTAATAGGAAATAATTCTAATACTAAAGCGTCTTGTTCCCACGCTTCATTGGTTTGATTATAAGCACAATGAAATCTCCAATGGAATGGATTTAATTTCAAAGTAATGTTACAACCAGAATGTTTTAACCAATTCATTTTACACCTTTAAGTGTATAGTTGGTAATCTTATCTTTCAACATTGATGGAACATCCAAATATGGCCATTCCAAATAAAAGGGACAACCACCATCACCCCAACTTAATGAGTGTAGATATTTACGAAACATTTTTAAATCATCTTTACTACTAGGTTCGAAATAACGGCGTTGATTTAAATTCCAGGTTTCTAATCTATTCATTTCACATACTCCACATTATCTTTACGCATATAAAAAATTACTTGATTTTTGGTTTGATTGGGTACTTCTTTAACCACAGGAATAAAAGTTATTCCTTCAATCTCGTTGGTTGCCCAATTTGAATAGGTGTAATAGATGTCAGAATTCGTTTTGGAACGAACCTTTTTCAGTATAGATTTGTCGCCAGTATTACCAGCAACATAACCGGGTCTTAGATTTTTTTTCATAATATAAAGTATAACTCAAAAGAAGGGGGTTGTCAACCAACCCCCATTGATATTACCAATTACTTAATGGCAATTTTCTTGACGGCATCTTGTGCCTTAACATAGTTTTCCAACCAAACCTTTAACATACCATTTACAATCTCGGCATCTTTAATCTCTACCTTATCAGCCAATGTGAATTGACGAGTAAAGTTACGAGTTGCGATACCTTTGAAAATGTAATTATCTTCTGGTAATTCTTCTTCTGAAGCGTTACCTTTGATAACCAGTTTGTTACCATCCAAAGTTACTTCAATATCAGTTTTGGCAAAACCAGCTACTGCCATTTCGATAACGTATTTGTTATCTTTAACTTGTTTGATATTGTATGGAGGGAAACCAGGAACTGCCTTGGTTACGGATTCAGAGAGTTCATTAATCTGGCTCAAAACATCATCGAAACCGATGGTGAATGGATCCAAAGACTTGCTGAGAGTTTTGAGTTGTGGAAATAATGCGTTGATAGTTGTGTTCATGCTTAGTTCTCCTTGTGTATTAAGCGAGTTTCAAAAAATGTAATCCCATTAGGCGACTACAAGTATATTTATAACACAGTCCTACTGAAATGTCAATAGGACTGTGGTTTTTTACCAATATTATATTTTGGCATTAATTCCCAATCATGTTTCTCTTTATGGGAAAGAATCTTAATCTGTGATAGGAAGATAGGAGGTGGTGTTTCGACCTTAGACTTATTAACAATCGTTACCAGTCCCCAATCTGACAACAGTTTCACAATGGCATTTCTACGAGATAAATCGTTTTCGGAGATATCAGTAGGTTTACCATCTAAAGCAAATAGTTCTTTGAAATGTACGATATAATATAAACCTTGCTTATGTAGAATATGGCAAGATTGGTATAATATTCTGTCTTTTTTGGAAGCAACACCAATACGGGTAAGCGTTTCTCTGACCTTTAAGAAATCATCTCTTTCGTTTAATGTAACCTCAACTAAATCAATAATTGAAATCATTACTTGTTCACTCCGCCTTTTGTTATTTTTGCTTTTATTTCAGCGACTTGTTCATCAGTAAGAATACGCAGAGCTTCTTTGGCTTTTTCATTTGAATAACCGAAATACTGCTTCACACACTCAATGTCTTTATCGGTCTCTGATTTCTGCCACGGTTGGAATTTCCGTTTCATTGACCTAATTGTATTTAGAAGATATTGGTATTGCATATCCACATCTAACTTGTTGTTTATATTCATTTCATTGACATATAACACACAGTCCATATGATAGGATAAGGCTCGGTTGATAAGGAAGGGCTTGTAATCCTTATAATCCAGTTCGTCACGAAAGACAGATTTTTTCTTTTCTAATATGGAAGGTACAATTTCTTTGAATAGATCCGGCATTATTTGAACTCACAATCCACCATAATCTCGGTCAAACAGGCAACCATATTAATCTCATGATCCGCCACAAAGGCAGCCTGATATTGATACTTGGCAAGAATGAGAACCAATTGTGGGACTGATTGTGGTTTCAATATTTCATAAAGACCGTCATAGAGTTTACGATAAATCTTTACTGGATCGTTGTCTAGGTTTGAGGTAACCCATTTACGAGTTGAGGCAAAATCTTTATTTTTTAATGCGGAAATGAGGTCACCAAGTTGAACATCAGCAACATTAGCTAGAATACCTTTATCGATTACACCAGAAACCGAATAACGCTGTAGTTCATTAAGAACTCTACGATTATCAGGAAAGTGTTTTGTGATAACAGCAGCAACGACTTCTTTATCATATTGAACATTTTCTTGTTCAAGAATCCACTCAACACGTTTAAAGAAAGCCGCAGCCATCTTTGCCTTACTGCCATTGATTTTAAAGTCAATGACGGAACACCGTGAGTGAATTGGATCGATAATACGGTTCTTAAAATTACAAGTAAAGATAAAAGAACAGTTTGAGGAGAACTCCTCAATGGCACCACGCAACGCTGGTTGTGTGGAATTAGGATTTAGATAGTCCGCTTCATCAATGATTACAACTTTGCGGCCGCCCGCAAGACTGATTGACGAAGCATAGTTTTTAATTTTATTTCGGAGAACATCAATACCAGATTCATCAGAGCCGTTGATAACAATATAGTCACAACCAACTTCATTACAGAGGGCTTTAGCAATCGTTGTCTTACCAACACCCGCTGTACCTGATAATAGTAGATTCGGTATTTCTTTTCTAGCAACATATTCCATGAAGGTGGATTTGATTGCATCCGGTAGGATACAATCTTCCACTTTTTGTGGTCGATACTTCTCGACCCATAATAATTGTTCCATCACATACTCCCATAATATAATATAATACTTACTTTACTTCACTAAGAACTTCAAATAGAGCTTCAAACTCTTTCTGT